AACATGCCAGCGTCCGTTAGCCAGTTGCTGAATAAAGGCATCCCGGAACAGATATGGCCCGATTTTCAGCACACTTCCGCGATACAGCAGTTTGCCCCTCCGTTTGCTCATCCTGACCTGTGCAGCACCCAACTTTATGGCGGGAAGGTTTCCCCGGTTAATCCGTATCCGGGCAGAGCGTTTACCGTCTGTACCGGCTTTAAATAACCTCACCCTCTGGCGAACCAGCTTCAGCGGAAGCCCTCTTACCTGGTTATCTCCGGCGACAGTCTCCCGCGCCACCTTACGGGTTGCCACTGAAACAGCTTTCTGCGCCACGCGATTCACAGCCCAGATACTGGCCCGGGGAACCATCTGCCGGTCAAGGCTGTTCAGATTCCGGATCGCATTTTCAAGCCCTTTCAAACATTCCTCCCGTCCTGCGCCGGTTATCCGTCGGCGGCTCCCCCCTGCCCAGCAGAATAAAACTGCTGTCTCCACCAGCCGGAGTGATGCGATCCACCCAGAAGGTGTCACCGAGAATGGTTAGTGTGTCCGGGCGCTTCAGATGGACTGTCAGAGATGATTTGACAAAAAATGTGGGCTTGTCCCCCTCAATCCGGACACCTCCGGCGGCATACGACACACTTTCAGGATCGTCAAATACGCCCGTAAGCGTGGCCCCTGCCAGAACGCCGGACGTTATTGTTGCTACCGTTCCCATCACCCGGAGAATGGCATCATCAGCCTGAGAAAGCGCGGTATCAAACAGGTTTTCGGACTGCGACATATCGCCACCCTTACAGTTCAATAATAAGTCCTGCAGCAATCAGCTCGTCCACATCGTGTTGCGAAATACGCGCCGGGTTCCCTGCCATAACTATATCCAGTTCCCGGTTACTGTCCGGATCGATGGCGCAGATGTGTAGTGTACGAAGCGCCCTGATAAGTACCCGTTCGGATCTTTGCCCGATCCCGGACGGCACTATGGGTTCATCACTGTCATTTTCCACAACAGGCAAATGCTCCGCCTCCGCTTCTTCTTCCCATTCCATGACACGCTGGCTGAGTTCAGCGGCGCTCCCGGACACATCCGGATCACGTCCAAGCCGCGTCGCAAGCTCCCGCAGACGCTGTATATTCTCTTCTCTTGTTGCCATAAAAGATCCTCCCGCAATTTGTAACAATAAAGGCCTGAATCAGGCCTTTTGGGATGCTTAACCGACGGTGACAATGACAAACTCATCCGGGTCCGGCAGGACCATCAGCGGCGCAGACTGCGTCATGGTATATTCATTCGCCGGGTCCCCCACCGTCAGCCAGTGTTTGGGATAACGGGTGGCGGCAACAATACCCTCCGCGAGCGCCTGTGAATCCTGAATGGCACCATAGCAGCGGATACCTTCTGCCGCCGTATTTCCCAGAACCAGAGTCCCTTCAGGCAGGTAACGCTTTTCGGTCCCGTTATCAGCAACATAGGATGTTTTAGCCACCACAATGGCCAAATCTCCGTAATATCCCTTGAACGACACCACAGCCCCAAGGTCCTTCACCGCCGTTTCCAGCTGAGAATTTGAACCGTGGCGTGTATCCAGTTTTTCACGGAACAGCTTAAAGCCGTTCAGCAGACGCCAGACTTTCCCGTCCATCACGGCAATATTGATCAGACCGGATGCCTGGTCGCAGTACATATCCAGATCATAAGTTGGGTCAAAGGTTTCCCTGTCCTGCTCTGACCATTTTTTACCTGTGGCCTGAATAATGTTATTCCCGGCGGAGCGACCAAAATCCACCTCCACGGTGTCAAACTGCTCGCCCTGCATGGTGTATTTCCCGTTCAGCACCGCACTGACGGCCTGCATCTCCTCCACCTGGACGATGGCCTTCTCTTCCTGCTTCAGGTTATCGGTCAGAATGCGCAGACGACGGTAGGCCGGATCGTTAAGCCTGGCCGGATCTTCACCCGGCAGACGCTCAACAACCTGCGCATAGTTAACTTCATGCTTCGGTTTGACATACCCCGGACGCAGTACGCGCGTTTCCCCGCCGCGGTTACGCAGAACCTTCCCTCCAACCACCGGAGATACATAAGCGGCAATCGGTGTTTTTCCGGTAATTTTGTCCAGCATGACTTCCTGGGTAGGAAATGTCACAGTACGGCGAAAAAACAGGCTCAGGAAGAGTGGGTTAAATTTAACTTTCTGCTCGGTATAACCCAGCAACTGGCGGGTGGTAAACAATCCCATAAATGGTGTCCTCCGGACGTTAAATACGATAAAGGCCGCTTCGCGGCCTTCTTATTACGGTAAAGCGGCGTGACTGACGGCGCTTCCGGCGAATGCATTTGCCTGCTTAATGGCATCCACACTCTTCGGCCATGCCAGTGATTCTGTGGCAAAGGTGCCGCTCTTCCAGTACGTCAGCAAGTTTTCCGACCCGTCCAGCGCAAGAGCCAGAACCCCGACCGCTGTTCCGGCCTTCTGCCCGTCCCAGGCCACCAGTTTCCCGGTGGTATCATCCAGCATCAGGGGCGTCAGCATCGGTGTGGCCGCCGTTATCCCGCTAACTCCCGTTGCGGTATGTGCCGGATCGTTACCGGCGAAAATGCGGTTATCCGCACGTTTCTCAATAGTGGTGGTAAATGACATGCTGTCTCCTTATCAGGTGGCTGAAGTACCGGGAATACTCATCAACAACGTCGTTTCGGTATCATTACTGTGGCCTTTGCCGCCGGATATGGGGCCCGGGGAATGAGACTGCATGAAAGCATCAAATGCGTTGTTCATGCTCAGCCCCGCATTACCGGATTTGTCCGGCGCGGCAGCCAGCAGGTCACGGGCCTGATCTGTGGTCATACCAGGCATGACAGCCAGTTTTTCCGCCAACTCTTCACGGCCTTTCGCCTCATCAAGCGCCATCACGGCATCATGAAGTGACGTTGCCGCAGCGATCGGCGATGCTGCCAGAATGGTTCTGGCCTGTTCCACCGTCATCTCTGGCATGGCCGCCAGTGTCTGTGCGAGTGTTTCCCGACCACCAGCTTCTTCCAGGGCAAGGATACGGTCAGCGGTGCTGGTCGTGTCCGCCGGCGCGGCGGCAGCCAGAATAGACTTCGCCTGAGCAACGCTCATTCCCGGCTGCCCGGCCAGCATCTGTGCCAGTGCCTCATGCCCCCTGGCCTCCGGGCAACCCAGAATTCCCATTACGCGCTGGTTTTCCTGCGTGACAGCGTCAGCTGCACTTAATTCAGGCATAGTGCCTCCTGTCTTGTTACTGTTGATAGCTTCTGCCATCACGCCGATGGCGTCAGCAGCATTCACCATTCCATCTGCCAGTCCGGTAGTGATAATGGCCTGCCCGTCATACACTGCCGCCTCCGTCGCCATTACCGCATCGACAGACAACCCCGTGTACCGGGCCACTTTTTCTGCAAACATCTTTCTGGCCTCGTCCATTCGCTGCTGGTAGTCGGCATAGACGCTTTCCGGTAATTTCTGGCTGGGCGTCAGATCAGCCTTGTGTGCGCCAGAATAGATAAGGGTGATATCGATCCCTTCCTGTTTCAGTTTTTCGGCGTAGCTGGTATGCGCCATCACCACACCAATTGATCCCATTCTGGACGTCTGGGTCACAAGGCGGTGCGAACAGGCTGCCGCCAGCAACATGGCCGCCGAACAGGCTGTTTCATTTGCCAGTGCCCAGACAGGTTTCTGTTCGCGCATCCGGTAAATCATGTCAGCACAGTCAAACGCCCCGGCAGCCTGACCGCCGGGACTGTCAATATCCAGCAGAATGCCTTTTACCTCCGGATCTGAAACCGCCTGTTGTAGCCGGGCAGTGACACCGTCATATCCGGTCATCCCTGAAAAGGGACGCATTCCGCCGAGTTTATGAACCAGTGTTCCGGTCACGGGTAATACCGCAATACCGTTCACTACCTGATAAAAACGTGCCTGCGGCTTTCCGGTCGCCATAAAATCGCCTGTGACCAGTGCCATATCCGACTGATCCAGACTTTCGTTATTACCGGGAATGTGCAGGCTGTTAATGCCTGACTCCCTGCCCAGCGCGCAAAAGAAAACCCGCGCATAGGCGGGTTCAAGCAGCAACGGAGCACTGGTTGCCTGGCTGATGATGTGCGAGAGATTACGTTGCACGCTTTTCCTCCTCCGTCTGACGGCTCGCCGCGATCTGTTGTTGATAGGTATCGGTGATCCATACCGGACGCGAAAGTCCGGCTGCCCGCCGTTCTTCGGATTCCCTGACCTGCTGGCGGAATATCTCCTGGTAATCCTCGCCCATAATGGCGAGTTCTTTTTCATAGGTACTCAGCCCGGCCTCAATACGCATCACGGATTCCTGAACCTCCTTGAGTCCGTCAATCGCCATACGTCCGGCACCAATCCACTCCGAGCGGCTCCAGCTGGATCGGGCCTCCCAGAAGGAAAACCTGGCCCGGGGTGCCCGGATAACTCCCCGTATCAGCGCCTCCTCCAGCCAGCAGGAAAACATTTGTGTCGCCAGCCGTCCGGCAATGAACCGGCGCCGCCCCAGGAAATAGCGCCAGGACTCATTGGCAGATGCGCGGGCGCTGGAATAGCTGACCTGAGAATAATCACGCGAAAGCTGCTCATAAGAGACCCCCAGCCCGGCGGCAATATACCGGAGCAGCGCCTGCTCCAGTGCTGAAAAGCCATTATCGGAATCCTGCGCAGTCTGCAGATTCAGCTCATCACCCGGGTACAGGTGGGGAATTTTTACACCGCCCAGTTTGATACTGTTGGTACTGTAATAGCGGGCATAATTTGCCAGCATGTTAACAAGGGGCGTATCTTTGTTATCTGCCGCCGTGATGTATTCAAAGGCTTTCTCGGAATCGAGTTCGCTTTCGATCGTGGCGGCGTACATGGCTTTGACAATCGCGGACTGAAGCTGCGTTGCCTGCAGGGTATCAAGCATCTTCAGCCGCTCCATCACACTGTAAAACTGATTGGCACCGCGCGTCTGTCCGTCCTCAACCGGCTCGAAAATATGTAACATCGCGGGTCGTCCGGACGGCAGAAAACGAGGAATACGGGTCCAGCGTTCCCCACCAGCCACCGGCCAGTCATCATCACAGACATGATAGGCGAGGGCTTTTCCATTCCGGTCCGTTTCCACTCCTGCGCGAAGCTGGCGGTTTCCGCGGGCATACCCCGGCGTGTCCACCCGTTTCGGACTGACAGCCTTGAATCGGGTACGGAAAACCTGCGTGGTTTCAGCGTCCCAGACAGGCTGGAGAAAAATTTCACCATTAAAGGCGTGAACGCCCACGCCTTCACGGATGAACTCTGTAAAAGTACGCTTCCCCTCGGCATCCATTTCGCCAAAAATACCATCGCAATATTCTGTCCATGCAGCTTCAACCTCATCCACAAAACTCTTCGCTGCGCTCTCACGCATACCAAGATAGCGCCAGTTTGGACGATAGCTGATAAGAAACAGGTGTCCGACAATATGATCCTTGTGCAGCGCCACCGCATTTGCTGCAATACCATTATTACGGACCAGATCATCAGCCCGCGCATTGCCGAGGCGCAACGAAGGCAGCAGCGCGGCATCCACGCTTTCCGCCGGGGGCATCCAGTCAGCCATCTGTCCGCCGAAACCGATCCCCCCGCCGGTGTATCCCAGACTTTCCCGTAGCGGCGTGCCGTGAACATCCACCAGAACCGGGGTGCGCTTCACAGTCTCACCCCCACAGGTGCCCGGCGGCGACCATTGCACAGTGACGCCTCAAGTTCCGCGACATATTTTTTCAGATCCCCCACCGATGTCGCGGTAAATTCAACCCGTCGCCCGTCTTTCTGAACCGTCGCCACCCGTTTTCCCGTCATCAGGTCATGCAGCGCGACGCGGGCTTCCTGTAGCTCAGTGATTGTTGCCATTAACTCCTCCTGCCAGCATTGCGGCCAGTTGTTCAAGTGTCGGGGTATCCTGCTCTTCGCTTTTCCTTGATGTCGCCAGCGCCTCCAGATCCAGTTGCCAGCGCTGCACAGACACCCGTAACGCTGCACTGGCATAGACAAGACAATCCAGCGCTTCGTTACGACGTCCTTTGGCATCCCATAACAGCCGGAATTTTCCGTTAACCAGTTTCTCCACCAGCTCTTCGGCTACCAGTTGCTTCGCTTCCACCTCCGTAAAAACATCCGGATTATCCGGAAAGCGGATCGCATAAGGCGTGGCTTCGTCGGCAGGCGCAGTAACCGCCCCCATTCTGGCGTAAAGCATTTCTTTGGCAGTATCAGTACCGATTTCGCACAGGAATACCCCGCTCTGGTTGCGTTTTTTAGGCATGGTAATAACGGGTTTTCCGTAAACGGAGGCCCCTTTGACAGGCAGCACGCGGAAAATGCCGTGTTTTTTTGAGCGTTTATAGACGATTTCTGCATCGATACCGCCGATATCCCAGCAGATACGGGAAATGGAAATATCCGTCCCGTCAGCATGACGATATTTTTTATTAATGACGGCATCCACACGCTGCAGGGTATCTTCATCATCATGCCGTCCCATGATAATTTGCTTATCAATAAGGAAAGCCTCTTCGCCCGGCGCCCAGCCCCAGACATACATTTCATAACGGTTACGCTGGGAGTCGATACCAGCGGTCAGATACACCACCCGCTCCGGAACCGGCGCCGCATAATGAATCACTTTTTCCAGCAAAAGCTCATGGCTGAGTTTTTCGGCCACCGCCTCTTCATAAGGCTCGCCCAAAGTGGTGTTTATAAAGGTTTTCACACCATTTGGATCTTTCAGCGCATCCAGCCAGTCATAAATAATCTGTATCCAGGTGGTAAAGGGACTGTAAGCCGTCCAGATATGAAAGGTAATGGATCGTGGCGGCGGAACCTCCTCACCGGACACGCTGAAATAAGCCAGTCCATCGCGTGTCCACATGCCTGTGTTATCGCAAATCCAGCGGCCTGCTTTCTGATCAAGTTCCGATTGACGGATCACGCATCCATTATGTTCACAAAGGTAATACACCGTCTCCGGCTTGCTTTTCTCCCATTTCAGACCGAACGGCGTACTGCCATCACCGAATTTAAGGTACTGTTCTTCGCCACAGTGCGGACACGGTACATGAAAACGCATAAAATGCGCCGATTCATTTGCCGCCTTTTCAATCTGGCATGACCCTTTGACTTTTGGTGTGGAGCCCCGAATGGATTTAGGCCAGACAGAACCTTCAATACGTTTATCCCCCAGCAGCGTCGGCGAACCTTCTTTCTCGACATCCGGCTCAAAAGATGACAATTCGTCATAGCAGACCACATCCACCGATTTTTCACGGTAGTTTTTGGCTGCTGCACCGCCGAGGCACCAGAACCCGACACCGGAAGAAAAGCGTTTCAGGGTAAGCGTGTTATCACGATGTTTACGCCCGAACCAGGGGGCCAGCTCCAGCAATACAGGAACATCCCTGATAGTCGGCTCCACGTGGGATTTCATAAAATCCTCAGCGGATGAGTCGGTCGGCTGGAACAGCAGGCTGTTGCGCGACTTGTGCTCTATGAAATAGCCTTCCACCCCCAGCAACATTTTGGTATAGCCCACGCGGGCAGACTTAATGAGGTTTACAACGCGGATCAGTTCATACCCCATCGCGTTCATTATCGCTACCTGAAACGGCAGCGTTTCCCATTTGCCGGGGGTGTAGGAGGACTCTTTTGGCAGATAGTAATACTCATCAGCCCACTGCACGGTGGTAAGCGGTACGGGAATATGAAGCGCTATCAGCCCGTTAGTTATGGCTCTGTTGGCATTATTCGCCCTGCGCTCTCCGGAAATCATCGGTCCACTTCTCCACATCCGCTATCGTGGCGGCCCTGCCTGACGCCCTGGCGATTTCCGTTCTGACCACATCGATGTGCGACTGGCACAGATCAGGATATTTGCGCTGTAATACCAGCGGTACCCTTGACAGTATCCCTGCTATTTCCTGAGCCACCCGTTGCAGGATGTAGGTGAACAGTTCGGTCTCAAGAACCAGCCCTTCGCGCTCAGCATTTTTAAGTTCCTGCGCATCCGCCTGGGCTTTTGTCAGGCGGTAGCGCTCATAGTCGATGGTGCCGGGATTAAGATCTGATTCCGCAGCGGCACGTAAATCATCAACCTCTTTACGCAGCTTTTCATTTTCAATAGACGCATCACGCTCCGCGTACCATGAAATCGCTGCCGCGGTGTCGAACACTGCTTCGTTACCTTTTCCTCCTCCGGAAACAAGTGGCAGCCCCTGGCTTTGCCAGGCTGTGACAGTTCTGACGTCACAACCAAAAATTTCAGCCAGTTTTTTTTTATTCACGTTCATGGAAAAGTCTCCCGGAAACAGGAAAGGATCTGCGATCTTCGTTTTTAACTAAAAACGTTATCCAGCAGATCCTTTCTTTTTTCTAAAAAAACCTTTAAAAACAGTAAATAAACGATAAGAAGAACGGATCTGGCTTTTCTCTGAAAATTTTCATAAGGAGTGAAATCCTGCGACGCTGCCGCCCCGTAATGTCCCTGACTGCCGGAAAGGACCCGTAAAGATTGATGTCCTCCCACGGATTAGCCCCTGCTGTAATGCTTACTTACGTAACCGTTCCAGCAAATCCTTCTCAAATATCCCGGTACTTTTACACTCAACCGGCTTCACCTTATCGTTACCGTCGGCAGTATCCAGTCCGGCAGTGCCTGTCACCATTACCGAAACATTACTGCCTTCACCGGCACTCCAGACCTGCGCGACGATACGGTAATGCTCCTGTATATTTTGTGTCTGCGGTAACAGTGAACAGTCCAGATACAACGAGCTCAGTTCCGGGTCATCCCCGGTACCGGCGATAATCCCTGTGGTCTGGTCATTAACACTGGCTGTGATGGCCTTCTCCCTGAAATACAGCGCCACGGCATTCAGCAACTCATCCGGTTTACGGTTACCGATGAATGAGGTCGATATCTGTTCGCTCATCCCTGGCTGCTGCCCGGCCTGGCTGCCCTGCTGTTGCTGCCCTCCCGTTTTAACCGGACCATACACAGTAATACAGCCGCCAAGACAGAGTGCGGCGGCGGTGGCTAATATACGGCGCATAGTCATTACCGATAATAAAGCGTTGTACAACCGGCGAGGGACACACATACCAGGGCCAGTACGAATAATTTTGCCTTCATTAATTTTCCTTGTTATCAGGTTTCAGTTCTGCCCGGTCACTTTGTCCCAGGTACGTTCGCATGTGCTTCCGGCGACATAACGCTCATCAGCCTCTTTTGCGAACTTTCCCGCCAGATCGTCAGCTTCGCCAAGCAACTGGGCGAGCAGTATTCCGGTCTCGGCTTTTGCCTGGCTTGCTGCGGCAAGAGCGGAAAGCCTGCCGGTTTCACTTCCTGCAAGTTGCCGTTGTACTGCTGCGAGCTGCTGTTGCAGCCCACCGCGAGCACGCTCAGCAGCATCAGCATCGGCCTGTATTTTTGCCAGTTCTTCATCGGCTCTTTTCCGTTCTTCATCTGCGGCGTGCTGGCGACGCTGCTCTTTCGCTCTTTCGGTTACTTCTTGCTGCAATGCGGCGGTCGCATCGGTAAGGTCTCGTTGCGCCCACTGGAATTTCCAGGATGAATCTGCCTTCTGATAACCTCGTGAATAACACCAGTACGCACCAGCACATAACAAAAAAGCCACCAGCAGTATTTCTGCTAATGGCTTCCAGAATTTTTTAAGCAATTTCAGCAGTACTATCATACGAGCACCGATTTTGCTTTCTCAAAGCGCTCCCGCCGATCACCAATACCGTTCTGTCCTCCGTTGATTATCTGCGTAACGCGTACCATGTCGCCGGAGTATTTCAGACACCCTTTAGTCATAAAAAACCACGCTGCGGATCGGGCGGCATGACGTTCCAGCTCAAGCTGTCCCGGATTCGCCACCAGATCCAGTTTCAGGGCAACGCCACATCTGGTGTAATTCTCCAGCCCGGTAATCTGGATAAGCCCACGCCCACGATACTTCCAGCCATCTCCGGCGTCTTTGTTGCCCATGCGGCCGCCATAAACCAGATTGGCTATTTGTGGCTGATGGGCCACCTGCTTACCATCTACACGCCCCAGCATTTCGCACTGATAAGTCGTCAGGCGTTTACCAAACGTATTTTTCAGTGCCTCCACCGAATAATTGAAGCTTTCCTTCAGAACAGTAAATCCGGCTGATTCATGTCCCGTTTGTGCAATAAACATGGCCTGATCCAGTGGCGCAGTGATACCGAATTCGCTCATTGCCGCCGTAATATGTGGATACCAGCTCGCAGAAAGCTCGGCGCTGATACCAGCCGCCTGCTGAAATTGTTGTTGATTCATCAGTGCCTCAGTGCATCGACCAGACGCGCCACATTACCGCGAGCCCACAGCACAGCGGCGCAGATAAGGATATTCACCATCACCACCAGCCAGTGGGATGATTCATATAAACCAAAAACAAACCGGAAAGGGACGCTGGCATATACCAGCACCATGACATAGGCCAGTAACGAAATCAGGGGACGGTGTGTCGCATCACCGCGTCGGTAAAACATCAGAACGATGACTATTACCCCACAAATTACGGCATTCAGAACTGCAGAAGGGTCATTTGCTACCATTTGATCCCCCTCCCCTGATACGAGAAAGAATACTGAACAGGCTGTTCAGATCCTGACTGTTAAGAAAAGTGAGAAACTTTATACACATTGCAGAAATAATCACTGCGCCAAGTGCATCCAGTGGTTTTTCATAATGCGTTATTGCCGCAAGCTTAGTACCTATCAACCCGGCGCCAAGCACTCCCACAATAAATGACGTGATAAAATAAGCGACCAGCCTGATGCGTCCGATGTTGGTTGCCGTGGCGACATAAAATACCGAGCCGGCAAAAGCGCCGAATACCACACCATAGTCGGTTCCGGTTGCCAGACCAAATACACTGGCCCCCATTAATCCACCAGCCAACACTGTCGCACTGGATACAGGTTCGGACATTCATCCCCCTCTGGTTGTGTGGGTCCTCTCAGTTATGAGGGGAAATAAAAAAGGCTGCCTGATGGCAGCCCTGATAAGGTTGAAATCATTTAAACTGGTGATTGTAACGGTCCGGAAAGTACTTCTGCTTCGCCGTTATGGCAGATATCATCGCCCCTTGTCAGATGCCAGATACCAACAATAAGCTGTCCTGATTCCAGATCGTCAACTGTGTCGTTCGTATAGTATGCCACCTGAACAACACCGTTATGCTGAATCCAGTAATACCCTTCTTTCATTCACACCTCCGCAAGACAAAGCAAATAGTATATGGCGAAGCAGAAAATGCCGCGGTGCAAGAAACCACAACTCAAATCCTGTTGTACAGGCTGCTCTTTCCAGTCACAGCCTCACCACCGATAGCTCAGTGTGTGATCAAAGGGGGAAGGCTTCACGGGCTGGATTTATCAACAAAGCACGTAGCGGATGATTCCCGTGAGCCTGAAAATTTAAAAGGCCGCAAAATGGCGGCCCTTAAAATGTGAGAGCCCCGTGAATGCGGGGCTGAATATTATTACTAAACTACCATGCATATGGTATATTTAAAGCTTATTTAATCTCAGATAAGCATCATATCGAGCATTTAACAGGGGAGTTACTCGTTTTTGCACGGATAATGGTGATTCATTTTCAATAAGCTTCCAAATTCTTTTTAATTTGTTTATATAATCTTCCAGTTTGTCAATATCATCTCCAGCCTGTTCTGAGATCAAATATACTAATGTATCCAAACGTACCTTAGTATGGTCTACGACTGATTTGCAGAAAGTGGTGCAATAGACATCCTTAACTTTCCCAATAATACCGTCAGATGTATAATTATAACGCCATGAAGATATATCAACTCGAATTATCGCGTTATGTTCCATACCAACAACATATATATTTTGTTGACATTCTCCAGCCTGCTCATTTCCTAAAATTGTCGACAAGCCAGTTTTCACCAACCCCTTAAACCCATCGACTAATCCGCTTTCTCCGGTAAAAAAGGCATCAATTACTTTATCAATACTATCCGAAGCTCCAGATTTTACATTACAACGATACTCATCGTACCATCTGATTTGCGTATCAGGAATAACTCTTATTTTTTCTTCAGCAGACGGATTCAAAAAAATTTTCTCTAACTTCTCTTTTTGCTCATTTAATTTCCCTTGAGCTGCATTTATGAGGAATTGAAGTTGTTCTTTAGTTTGAGCTTCTTGTGATTGATCCAACATTTCCCTAATTTGAGCCATTTCCTACTCCTTAAGAATAATTGGTTTCAAGGTTGTCAATCATTATGGCAACATATAAAACTATAGCCCATTAAATTCATTCCATATTATTTAGACACAAAAAACATTTCATTTTTTGATGTATAATAAAAAAGAATTTATTAATTGATAAATTATTAATAGATGTTCACTAAAAAGTTAACGTATAGTAGAACCTGCAACATTGCGGGCCTTTAAACTTAATCACCAAAAGGCGCAAAAATCCATAATCATGTAGCGTACGGACAACTTCGGACAAAATCAAGCCCCACGTTGTAAAAAAACTAAATTTTTCCGCCATCATCATTAAAACGCGTGGCATTCTGAAATGCACTGTCTGCCCTGGATTCTTCTCTGTAACAAATCTCCACCAGCGACTCCAGAAAAGGTTTCCAGTTGCGGGTCCACGTTCTGACATGCAGATCTGGAACACGTTTTAGTATCGCTTTATAGGCTGCAGTAGACGGTACCGCAGAAAATCCCTTCCCGCCGCAACGCTCACAGGCTTTAAACACCGGCGCACCACACTCGCTTGTGGCTTTGCGGTCGAGCACCTCACCCTTACCACCGCAACGGCACCGGGCGCTTATCGTTCCCTTACCTTCGCAGGCGTCACAGACTGTCGGCACTATCTCCGTTACCTCTGTCCACTGCTCCCAGTCTGACGGACGAACGGCACGGGAACGGCTGGCCCAGTATGGCGCTTTTCCCCACGGATAAGATACTTTGCGTGTTGTCTGCGTCCTGGTAATTCGTCCGCTGCCTTTACAGGTGTGACATGCCACAGTGGTGGCCGCCGAACGGGAATATTCAGCAAAGGCAAACTGCGCCAGTACCTGCATACACCATCCGAACTCACATCCGGCGGCCTTCCTGACGTTCTTCGGAGCCGTCTCCATCGCATGTCGCGCCAGCGCCTGTACCGCCAGTTGCTCATCCGTTTTGCTGATCCCGGCCTTACCGAAAAATGCTGACAGACCAAACCGCGCGCGGCTGCTGGTGGTACCAATAGCCGCCATAACATCGGTGCCGGTGATACGATCCGGAGAGGTTCCTTTCACGTCGTCGCTGATGTGCATTCCCTGAGGGCTAAAGTGTTTTAGTGATGCCTCCAGTTTCATTCTTCACACTCCCCTACCAGGTTAAACATCACCGCCGCGCCGTGGTTTTCCATGTACTGGCCCTTTTCACTTGCAAGGAACCAGCGGCACACCTCCTCGGCTTCAGCACGCGTCACGGGTTTGATGGTTGCCAGCAATTTTTCGAGATAACGCTCACGGTCATACACTGTTTTATGATGTTCAGAATAACCATATCCGTTACCGAGTTCCCTACCAGCAGTGTGGCGAACCATTTCACCAGACTTACCAACTTCAGAAGGTTTAATCATTAAGCGTTCTCCATTTACGCCAGCACGCCAATTGCCAGCGCGCGATCGATAAAACGAAATATCAACTCCAGTTGAGAGCCGTATTTCTCTTCGAATGCCACGGTGTCCGCATGTAACTCATTGTGATGCGTTCTGCACAACGGCAGCACAAAGAGGTCATGCGCCTTTGTTCCCATCCCTCCCTGACCGTAGCCTATCAGGTGGTGCGGATCATCCGCCTGCTTCCCGCAGCAGGCGCACGGCTGGGATTTAACCCAGCGGGTATATCTCTCATTGACCCATCGATGGCGTTTCGGACGTAACATGAAGCTTTCCGGCGATTCCGGATCAACCCTGAGCGCCAGTACCTTTTTCGCCTTATCCTGTACAATGCTGGTGGCCGGCACCGACGGAACAATTTCACTTTCACGGGTAGCTGACTGGACAATTGCCTTCGGCATCCTTAATGCTTTTCTCGCAGCGCTCTCCGGTAAGACTTCTGCCAGGTCATTGCGTACCATCCACCAGCACAGTTCCGGGAGAGTAACTGCGTGCATATCGTCAAAACCCAGATCACGACAAACAACCGATAAAACCCATTTTGTCGTGTTCTCCACAGCTATTGATTTCAGCCGTTCCGTAAACTGTTCGCGCAGCAGGTTATCGCAGTGCCAGCACAGTCGGATTGCCCCCGGGGCGTGGCGCATGGTTGTCATCTGTTCGCTGTGCCAGTCTGAATGCGGCCACTGACAGCCATTCCCCCGGAGTAGCCAGCTTTCCAGACTAGCCAGACCACCAGCACGATAGATAACCGACTCATTACGGAACACATCACGAACAGCAGGATCATCCGCCAGCGGCTGTGATACCGCCGGGACCGCGCCGCAGGCGAAAGATGAATATTGTTCCGGCTCTGGTTCAAGCAGAACACGCCCCTGCATAAACAGGGGCATCAGTTCCGATCCCGGCCTGAACAATACAACGCCCATACGGGGAGCAATTTCAGGGGTCAGTAACGCTCTCACGATCACCTCAATGAACGGTATCGAGCAGCTTCAGCAGCTCAGGGAATTTGGATTCGAAGAAATGCGGTTGCGTCTCGCGAGGGTTTGCCGGGCTGGTGATGTTTTTGCCGAACATGCAGCCCTTCGCCGTCAGCGACCAGAATTTTTTAATGCCGTTAATCGCGGAACGACTGTAACGCTCACGATGTTCAACAACACCCAGCTTCGCTAACTGCTGATACACCTGATTAGCCGTCATCCGGATACCATGCTGTTTTAACAGCGCGCTCAGTGCAAGCGTCGGGCGGCTTGAACCATCCGGCGCGCCAGCCGGAGCATCAATGGCATATTGTGGCGCCAGGTTAGGTAGTCCCACTGCCTCCTGGAGTTTCTGGCACGCGCCCAGTACCGATGAATTGGACAGGTTTAACTCTTTGCGCATAAAACCCAGCAGAATCACCCCCGCCTGCATCTTATCGGCAGCCATACCAGAAGATGTTTGTGGCGCACTGGTAATCCGATCGAACGTGCGGATCACCTTGAGATGGAAAGACGGGCTGATCCACATTGCATAAGCAAACACCAATTCTTTGCATACGTATGTACCTTGTTCAGCACCACCGCGAATAGTATTTACTGGAGCACGTACCAAACTTCGGGTATCACTACCGCCCTGAAAAAATCTAACTGATTGATTTTGTTCCGAGGATGGAATTCCGCCCTCGGTGAAAAGTTGCTCAATCAGCTCACGGGTTTGCTTATTATCAAGCCAGTATTTCGGACGATATTTCTGCTCTCCACCAGCAGCACGGTGCAAATCGTTAAGACAATAGCGCCCATGAACGTCGCGGCGAACTTCGATACCATCAATGACCATTAAATTATTCATGCTTCTTTCTCCATGTTCAGGCAGCTGCACCCGCCCCTGTTTCAAATTTCGTGATCGTGATTTCTACCTTCCCCTTCGGGAAAACTGGTCCCCACTCCACCAGCATTCTCTTTACCTGGCTGTCGTCCTCCCAGACTCCTGCGTGGGTCAGTGCGTCGAACAGCGCTTTGTTGTAGTTGTCCAAATCCCTGATCCGCTTATCTGGCGGATACAGGATGATTTCTACCGCTGCTAGTTCAGTCGATGGCTTCGGGAGACGTCGTAATTGCTCAATGATCGCCACGCAGGCAGCGCTCTGGTATTTACGGCCATCAGCGCTAATGAGGTGACGACCGGCCAGCGGCCCCTTGTTAGGGGCGCGCCAGTAAGTGTTCACGCTCGGAGGAAAAGGCAGGATCAGTTTCACACGGCCTCTCCCCGCATATTGCGAACAAGTTCAGAAGCTGCAGTAATGATTTCGCTGGTGGCCGTTCGTTCCAGCCAGAGTTGATTAATGTTGGCTTTCAGCTTGTTCTGCTGTAATGCGTCCAGAGAATCCGCCCCCTCAACCTGGTTGAACACCAGACCAACCTCAAGCGGCCAGATACGCGAATCCACATCAGGTAATACTGCTGGCGCTACAATGGGTTCTTCTTGCTCTGGAACCGTGGTGGCTGGTGGCTGAACCTTTCCCGCAGCAAATTCGACCAGTGACATAAACGCCTTCCCTTTTTCCTCCAGTTCGGTACGGCTGATGTAGCTGAAATGCTCGCCGCGCCAGGATTTATCGAAGATTGCAATGGCGCCAGCAAAGAAAGCACCAGTGGGTTTCTGCTTATTGTCCGCAGGAACAAACCACACTGGGAGATCGAAACCAATACGACCGCGGATAAACATGATGTGGTCAGCGTCTTCCGGCCACCACGTTTCACTTGTCGCTGCTTTAATGAGGAACACGTAACGCCCACCCTTTTCACGCATCGCCATTGTGTGATCCATGATGTGGGTCATGCCGGTGATCGCCTGCTTCTCGTGGTACTGAGAGCGGCTATAGGGTGGATTACCGAATGCGGCCCCGCCGATTGACTCCAGCATTTCAGCCCAATCTTGTACCAGCGCGTTATCATCGGCGGTGTACCACACAGGGCACTTAGCGTTATCGTCGTCAGCAAAGAGATCCAGCGTTAGGGGACCGAACATCGCATTAATGCCCCAAAAAAGCAGGTCTGGTGTCCGCCACTGATCGCCGACTTCTTTTAGTTCATGTGCTGATTTGTTGCGCAGTTCTGCCAGCGCCTGCCAATATTTATTGCTCATTAAGACCCCACATAATTCCCTGACAGATACCACTCACTACCTGATGCAACATACTTTCTGCTCTTCCGCAAACACCGTTCACGGCGCGCCAGAAAGGCGCTACGTTCCGACGGGATATGACTCTCCCGGAATGCCTCCATCCATACCGTAGCTGCACGACGGAACAACCCTCCCGACTCCAGTGTTTCTGCCTGACGTATCAGATGCATAATCACCTGCGGGTCGTTGGTTCCGACATAACAGCTCCGCACAGGTTTAGTTCCGATATCTGGCTCCTGATCCGGCTGTATGTCTGTCTCAAGAGCAAAATGCCTGCGAGTTTTACCTTCAAAGCGATGAGCAACACGCCCGCACTGGCGTAACTTACTTGCCGACTGCAGGACGCTTTTACGCGGGAAATCTGCAAAAGCATTCGCTATATCGCTGGAAGTACATCCCGGATGTGATTCAATGAATTTCTGAACGTCTCCCATAAGACTCATATCACCCCCTGAACCCTGTCGGGATCTGGCTGTAATCCACATTCCCGTAGCTGGATTTGAACATCGGATCTTCACGGTTTTCGAAACGTCCGCCGATGGGTGCGGACAAACGCAGTGACAATTCATCCCACTTTTCCCGGAGCTTTGAGGGGCTGAGAATGTTACGGCACCAGAACGGATCACGGCTGACCCGGCTGTACATTTCGCAGATCTGTTTGTGGGTACGCCCGTCCTGAGCACACATCAGGCGAATTTCATTTGCCCAGACGGTCCAGTTAGGTTCCTTCGGACGAACCAGCTCGCCGTCACTCTCCGCGGCCTGTTCGTACAGGGCGATGATTTTTTTCCAGATCCACTGAGCACAGGTCAAATCGTCCTGCGTTCCCCACTGACGCTTTTTAGGGCTGAACACAGCGGCATCCGGATGACGGGTTAAAAACTCCTGGTCTGTCATCTGCTGGTCCGGTTGCGAAGCGTCCGGACAAGAAAGGGTTTTATTACCTTGTGGATCTTGTTTTGATTTTACTGACGGATCCCCGCCAGATTCTGACGGGTCAAAACCGCCGTTTTTGCCAGATTTCGACGGGTCAAATTTTGATGGGTCAGATTTTGATGCGTCAGATTCTGATGGGTCAGATTTTGACTGGTCAGGATCTGACAGGTGAGCAAATGCAGCCGCCTGCAGCTTTGCCACATTTAGCTGATAAACATTGGAGGCATTACGGTTTCCCTGACGTCTGGCTTTACGTGATAACCAGCCGTCAGCTTCCAGTTTTGCTATCGCCGTTCTGACTGTGCTTACCCCGGCCCCAAGCTGACGAGAAATTGTCTCAATGGATGGCCAGCAGACCCCTTCGTCATTGCTGAAATCAGCCAGGCGAGCCATGATAGCTACACTGGATAATTTCATTCCCGAAGCTGCACAGGCATCCCACACATAGCCTGTTAATTTAGTGCTCATGCAGCACCTCCGAGATGCTTCATGTTTTTGCCGGAACGAAAGGCAATAAGAGGCATGTTGACGCGGTAATTACGCCCAAGAGGCTCACAGACAACCTTCTGACATTCGCGATCGACCAGGCTAATACGCAGAACGTACCCTTCTGGTGTGCTGTACCACTGTCCTGGACGAGGGCAATGAAAACGTTGGCTGGTGAACCGTTTAAAAATATTCCGGATCATTTGCGCCCCCTTACCTCTGAACGGTTCAGTGTCATATTGATAAGGCTCGCAAGCGCCGCAGCGTCATTGATGCGGTCGTACAGGTTTACGGCCAGCGGAGATTCCGCTTTTTCCAGCATGGGATAAAGCTGCTGTAACCAGACTTGATGAATGGATGAAATGTAGGAATAAAGAACGCTGGCATTATGTGCTGCATCGCTCAGCACCGATGGAGTTGAAAGTTGTTTCTCCATCTGGTTAAAGGCATTGATGTATGCCTCTTTGAACTGGGCGGCGCGTTTGCCCGTAAAGCCCATAGCAAGGAAAGCAAAGCCGTCGCGGGTGATGTTGTAGCAGGGAAGTTTGCGGCCAGATGCGTCGGTGTAATCACTCACCGCAAAATTGCGGGCAGTAAACTCAGGAGAGCAATCAAGTGCGCGGATCTTTTTCAGAACATCGTCATGACGTTTGGTGAAGTAGTCGGCAACAGCAAGGGAAGAAGTAACGGCTTGCCCGTTAATAACACTGATTTCAGGTTGAGCGAGAGTTGGGACTGTAGCCATGATGGCCGCCTCCGTATGCAATGGATAACTTCCACCACCGGAAACGCCAATTTCGCTGGTGGTGAACTGAGCAGGGTTGGCGTAACCGGCGCATACGGAAACCGGCGCACCTTTCGGTGCCCCCACCCAGCCCACCATAATTTGGGTATAGCTGAGGTGTAGCAACAAAAAAGACGCTAACGCGCCCATTGTCGCCGTATGCAATTCCAGGACGCCAATCCCGGCACCCGCTTTATGAGGTGCCTGAACAGTGTAACGTCCCGGAATTGCAGAATCAATGTGTTCCTGGCGCTTCACACTCAACAAAATCACGCCTGAATTTCCATAAAGGGCTAAAACACTCATGCGGATAGCCCTTGCGCAGATAGATAACTCGCTCAGTTTCTGGTTCCCAGCGAATGACATGGACATAAAGACCCCTTCCATCACGAAACCAGCGGTTAAGTTCCTGCACGAGTCATCCCCCACGGTCAGGCTGTGTTCCCTGTGGTTACGCACGACCAGGCTATTTGGTAATCTGCATTCATGACGCAACGGCCGGTACTCATACATCCCCGGTTGTTGCGACAAACGGTTATTTACCGTTAAACTGTTCATGCGTTGGTTTTCTCCATAAAATTTGACGCCACGGCGCCCGGAGCTGCACACTCGCGGGCGTCACCCTTTTCTGGCGCGCAAAAAACTCTGTATACCAGTGTCGAATGCTGTTGCAGCTTTGCGATCGCCTGATACAACTCCTCATCAATCACGGCTTTTTCATGTGGCTCAATAACGCCATCTTCGATAGCCACCCTGATTTGCTGGGAATAACTGGTGATCTGCTCAATCGCTTCCAGCAGGCGCTGATTAATATCTGCGTTATCCACTTCTTCCATATCTGCCAGCGGAACAAAAACGCCACCTGATGCCCTGGCTACTGAATGTGCCAGGTGATAGGTTCCTCCGGCACGTTGCAGTACCAGCGCCCACCCAATCGGGAAGATCTGATCACCACCAGTACGCAGGCGGTTAAACAGAGCATCTTTGGTGACATCCAGCCATTCCGCAGCTTCTTCATAACCGCCATGCAGACTGGAAATCGTCTTTTTAATCGCAGCCACCAGCCAGCGGGGCTGCTTTTCAACTTTCCATTCAGGTTCATGTCCCACGGATCTACTCCTTCTGCTGTGGTGGCGGTCAAATCGCCGAATCACTAAGCTGATATCTGTTTGGATACAAAATTTGCATCTCGCTAATTTCTCCGGCGTAAAATTGAGCCAGGCGCTCAGCAAGCTCTGTTGAAGGAGCCTGCTCGCATCTTTCAACCCGGCTTAATGTTGCAGGATCAACCTGAACCCCTTTAGCGACGTGCTGTAACGTATAACCGTGCGATTTCCGCAATTTTCTCAATGGTGATTGCATAAAACCCCCTTCTTTTGCGTATGTCGCATGTTATTTCATACAGCAAACTTGCGCAAGTTGATTTGCACAATGCGCAAAAAATTAATGTAATGAACGCATGAATATAGGAAACCGTGTCAGACAACTTCGCCGCGCGAAGAACATGAAAATTGCTGAGCTAGCAGAAGCCATCGGCGTGGATGCCGCAAACATCTCTCGTCTGGAGACTGGCAAGCAAAAGCAATTTACCGAACAAACACTTTCTAGGCTGGCTGACTGCTTAGGTGTTGATATAGCAGAACTCTTTACCTCAGACCCAAAAGGTAATACTGTATGTAAACACAGTGATATGAGAAAGGATTCAGCTAACGTGAAGGATTTGTTCCGTATCGAGATACTGGATGTCAGTGCAAGCGCCGGTAATGGACTCATTCAGGGCGGTGATGTTATCGATGTAATCCATGCTATCGAATATAACAAGGACAAAGCATTAGCTATGTTTGGCGGGCGCCCTGCCGCTGAGCTTAAAGTGATTAACGTGCGCGGTGACAGCATGGCGCCAACAATTGAACCGGGAGATCTTATTTTTGTCGATATAAGCATCAACCAGTTCGATGGTGATGGCATCTATGTCTTTGGCTTTGATGATAAAATATACGTAAAAAGGCTGCAGATGATCCCCGATAAATTATTGGTGATATCTGATAACACTAACTACAGGGAATGGAGTATTACCAAAGACAACGAGTGCAGGTTCGGCGTTTTTGGCAAGGTTCTGATAAGCCAGACGCAGTCACTCAAACGACATAATTAATAGAAAGCGTCGACAAGGCCACCATTATGGTGGCTTTTTTTTTGACTCAAAATTGCATATATCGCAATTTTATACTTGCGCGATATGCAATTTAAATGTAATTTGCATTCATAGAGCAGCGAACAGGCAGGACGCCCACGAAGTAGCCGCCGGTGGCGTATGAATAACCGGATGATTCGCGAATGATTTAACTAAGGTATGGATATGCAACAAGAAAGATGGGTGATTGAAATTTCTGATGGGCGCTACGCGTTCACCAAAGAAATTAACGGGAGCATTGATGAAAGTTACGCCCCCGTATGCAAGGCGAAAGCTGCAGTGTTCGCATCAGCGATTATTCAAGGTTTTCAACCACCACGTGACCTTCGGAGTTGCGATAAACAAGCTGGTTGAATTCTACCTGGATTAGATTTTCCCCTCGTTGTTTAAGGCGATAGAAATCTAACCCACTGAATGAAATTTTAGTGTCGCGCGGGTAGTGCTTTAGACGGTCAAGCAACTCACCCACAGTAATAAGCTGTTCATCAAGCATAAAAATATCCTCAAGTTATAGAGACTTTAAGGATACCACCGAGCCTGAAGTGGTGAAAAGACAGGCACACAACGATGAGGGCATTGACGAGCAAGGCATAAGTGCTGGTTCGATTCCAGACAGACCTCTTTAGCGAGGTGGGTTGGGCAGAGAAAAGGTCCGTTCAATTCGGACACCGGTAATGCTCTCATCGTTGTGGTGAATGCGGCTCAGCGCACGCGGGTAAGGTTGAAGCTGACAGTCGATCCTCTGTAGTTAAGCACCCGTCTGGCGTGCAACCTTCGCCAGATACCGGGAGGCACCCGGCACCACAACGTTATTGCTGTGTGAAGTCTTGTCGGCGTCCGGCTCTTCCAACAACAGGAGGAAGGCGACAGTGTTCTGCCGTGACGCCGACCTTTTTACACAACAGAAAAGTGCATCTCCGCGCGACGGGCTCATTACCCCATCCACCCAGAAAGCTGTTACAGCAGGTGCTCTTTTCTGTTTTGTGGAGAAACCAACTGGCGGTGGCAACCGCCATCTTGAGTGGTTAACGATGAATGATGACCGCATGACCGTAGTGCCCGACTTTCTGGGCGAACTGGATGCCGGCGTGTTCATGAACAAAATCGCGGCAGCGCTGAATACTGTCGGATTAGGCGTTCTGAATAACGGCAATAAAGGCAAGGTAGTCCTCACCTTTGATTTTGAGCGCATGGGAAATTCAGTCGAAGAGAAGCGCGTCAAAATTAAACACAAGCTGCAGTACAGCACTCCGACGCCGCGCGGTAAAGCGTCAGAAGAGGACACAACAGAAACCCCAATGTGGGTTAACAAGGGCGGAAAGCTCACCATACTGCAGGAAGATCAGGGTCAACTGTTCAGTATTAAAGGCACTACTGACGGAAAGCTTAAAGCGGCTCAGTGAACCGCAGCTAACCAATTCACTGCCACCACTTTGATCATTAGTTAATAAGGAATTTTTATGTCTCAGTTAGACAGCGGCACTTTTCAGCAGGTAAAAGACCTGGTTCTTTCTGGCTATCACCTGAACGATATTCAGGGGCTGGCTTGCCCGACAGCATTATTGCCTGCCGGGACAGGTGTTGAAAGCCTCGAACGCTTTGCTCTGGAGCGTTTCCGCTTCCGCGGCGCCATGACTACCACCAGCATTGAAGACTTTGTTCGTTATTCAAAGGGCTATGCCAGTGCAACCGAAAAAGCACGCTGCTTTATTGATGCTGACCATATGACAGCTCGCTCAGTTTTCAATATTGGTACGCTGGATAACCCCGGTCATGCAGACAACGTTGCTTCTATCACGCTGAAACAGACTGCACCATTCCGCGCCCTGCTCCAGATCAACGGGGAACGCCTGAAACAAAAACAGATCGCCGAATGGCTTGAAGACTGGAGCGATTATCTCCTGGCGTTCGATTCTGACGGTAACACAATGCAGATTTCACAGGCTGCCCAGGCTGTTCGCCGCATTACGATCCAACAGGCAACCCAGCAGGATCATGAAGATGGCGATTTCAGCGGTAAGAAATCCCTTATGCAAAGCATTGAGGCCAGCAGCAAAGACGTTATGCCGGTGGCTTTTGAGTTCAAATGTGTTCCATATGAGGGTCTCGGTGAACGTGCGTTCAGCCTCCGCAACAGCCTGTTGACCGGTGATGAACCTCGCTTTGTTCTGCGTATCGTACAACTGGAAGCGCAGGAAGAAGCGATCGCCAATGAATTCCGCGACCTGCTGATCAGCAAATTCGACGGTGAATCAGTAGAAACGTTCATCGGTAACTTTAAAGCGTAATTGCTCTGCATTAAATCCCCGGCGCCGCGGGGATTTATTGAAGTGTAATTCTGTTAATTATCGCCACTAGGCGAGGGATTCGCACAACCAAAATTCACGCGGTGCAGCGCGAAATAAATTATAAGGAGAACCAACGATGAGTTTTATTCAAACACTTTCAGGTAAACAATTTGATTATCTCAGCGCAACTATTGACGACATTGATATTGAAGATATCGCCGTGGCGCTTTCCAATATTTGCCGCTTCTCCGGACATCTCCCTGAGTTTTATAGCGTGGCGCAGCATTCCGTACTGTGCAGCCAGCTTGTATCACCGGAGTTTGCCTTTGAAGCCCTGATGCACGACGCAGCCGAAGCGTATTGCCAGGATATCCCTGCCCCATTAAAAGCGTTACTGCCTGATTATCGCGAGATTGAGAAACATACCGATCAACTGATCCGCTTTAAGTTTGGCTTGCCACTGGAAGAAGCCAGCGTAGTGAAGTATGCAGATCTGACCATGCTGGCAACTGAACGCCGCGATCTGGATATTGATGACAGTATTCCCTGGGTAATACTGGAAGGTATCCCCCCGACAGATTTATTCGAAATCTACCCACTTCGCCCCAGTCAGGCTTTCGGCCTGTTTATGGCCCGCTTTAATGAACTGATGGAGCTACGCCAATGTGCTGCATAAAAAGATAAAGAGTCTGTAGTGAAGGCAATCAGATCAAGACGTTGGTGGGAGCGCGTTGAAGGCGGCTGATATCAATACCGACCACCAGCACTGATATTTGATGTTACAGCCCGGGTGCAGCCGGGCTTTGTGGAGAAAAATAAATGTCACGAATGATCTCCTTACTCGACTGGGCCAATGAGGAGTTCGGAGCGCAAGCACCAAGTGAGCGTATCCTTAAGAAATACGCTAAAGGCAAAATGATGATACCTCCAGCTGTTAAAGTAGGTCGTTACTGGATGGTAGACCGTAATGCTCGATTTGTTGGTACGCTTGCCGAACCGAAAATTCCGGCAAACGCCAGTCCAAGATTACAACGGATTATTGCAGATGGCTGCTAGACCACGTTCTCACAAAATTTCAATTCCGAATCTATACTGCAAGCTAGATAAGCGGACGGGCAAGATTTATTGGCAATATAAACATCCTGTTTCAGGACGCTTTCACAGCTTGGGTACTGATGAAGTGGAAGCTAAAAAGGTTGCATCCGAAGCGAACACGATCATTGCAGAACAAAGAACCAGGCAGGTTCTTAGTGTTAACGACCGTCTTGCCAGAATGAAAGGCAGAAGAACGGACATTACTGTCACTGAGTGGATTGATAAGTATATTGAAATTCAGGACGAACGGTTAAAACACCGTGAACTCAGACCTAATTCTTATCGACAGAAAGCAAAACCAGTCAGGTTATTTCGCGAACATTGCGGTATGCAATATTTGAAAGATATTTCCGCATTGGATATCTCTGAGATAACGGATGCAGTTAAGGCTGAAGGCCATAATCGTATGGCGCAAGTTGTTCGCATGGTTTTGATTGATGTATTCAAAGAAGCGCAACATAACGGTCATGTCCCTCCAGGCTATAACCCTGCCCTGGCGACCAAGCAGCCGAGAAACAGAGTCACTCGTCAGCGTCTTTCTCTGGAAGAGTGGAAAACTATTTATGAAGCTGCCGAAAAGCAAGAACCGTACCTCCAGTGTGGAATGTTGCTCGCGATAATAACAGGTCAGCGTTTGGGCGATATCTGTAACATGAAGTTTAAAGACATATGGGACGATATGCTCCATGTCGAACAGGAAAAAACAGGATCGCGTTTAGCGATACCATTGGACTTGAAATGTGAAGCCCTGGGTTTAACTCTTCGGGACGTTGTATCTAAATGCCGGGATGCAGTCATCAGTAAATATCTTGTGCATTTCAGACATACCACCTCACAAGCAAACCGCGGTGATCAGGTTTCAACCAGTTCTTTAACTTCAACATTCAAAAAAGCACGTGACAGAAGTGGACTGAAATGGGATAAGGGATCCCCACCCACTTTTCACGAACAGAGATCATTATCAGAACGCTTGTACAGAGAACAAGGTGTCGACACGCAAAAATTACTCGGCCATAAATCAAGAAAAATGACAGACAAATATAATGATGACAGAGGAAAAGATTGGGTGATCGTCAACACAAAAACAGGGTGA